TTTTCGTGCACGCAACGCAGCGCCCATTGTCTGCTGCGTTCGAGCCTGCATCCTACGCACTGGCCGCAGGGCAGCTGCACGGGCATGTCGACGTATCCGTCTTTTGTATTGAATACGATAGAGCGCTTGCCTGATTTGTTTAAGTGGCGAGCCTTGTAGCCATTTAGGGGGCTGTAGCATGGCACTGTACATCACAGCCTAATTCCACCGCGCATCGGGGCGGCGCGAAAGTTCTTTTTGTGTGCACCGGAACCGGTGCGACGGAAGAGCCGTTTAGATTTTCTGTTATTCATTCTGCGTCTACGCATAATTTAATCTCCTGCTGTTTCAATGATAACTGCTCTTACATTTAAGCCCTGATCTCTAAGTTTGTCCATACCTTCTTCGACCATTTCGTCCATGTCAACCGGCCAAACCAGATCGGGTTTTTTTGTTAATTTAACATTACCGTGTTCATCCATAGATACATATTTTGACCCAACTTTACATGCTAAATATTTCATTTTTGATTCTCCCAATTTAAGTAGTGGGTTTTTTGCGCTGCGTGTTAATGGCACGTGCTCTCGGGATAAACCCTAACCTGTTGTAGATTTCCTACTTTAGAGAATCAAGTTTATAAAGTCAAGACTTTATTTTTGTTTTTTACTCCTTTTAGCCGTTTTGGACTGACTTTGTGTCAGTCCGGACAGTTACATCAAGAAGAGTACTGTCCTTGGGGCGCAATTCGCGCCCTCTTGCCCCTGGGACAAGCGCACAAGTGCTGCTTGCTCCAGGAGCTTGTTTTGCCCCTTATGGGGCATTTTCGACCTCTGGCGTTGTTTCAGCAGTTTCTGCTGGTGCCGCTGCAGGTGCCTCGTTTACCCGCTTCGCTAATCCGAGAGACACCATTTCATCGGCGTTGTTTGGATCATGGACAAAGTCCAAGAATTCGCCAGGGTCGTTATTGAACCTTTTCCTGAGCGTGCTTGGCATCTCATCAAAGAGTTCTTTTGATTTTGCGATATAGTCGATCGCTTGATGGAAGTCCATTTCTGGCGCTTCCATATATTCGCCCTGGTTTTCGTTAACGAAATTGACCAGGCCGGTTTTCTGGTATTTGGCCATAATCAGATTTATATCTGTATCTTTGGCCATTGATTGTTTAGTTAGACCAGGCCCAGTATCAACGGTAGGCCGTGGTTGTTCTTCAGGTGCCTTGAATGTCATTTTAATATCTCCAGTTTGGGTGATTTTTAAAATAGTATAATTTTTCGGAATGGTTCATTCCTTTAGTTTCACGCTCAATTTTTTCGCGTATCTGCTTTTTAGTCAGTTTTTTTTTTAGTGGGTCCCATGGGTCATTTTTACCGCCTTTTATATCAATTTCTAGGGGCTTATCATCATCTTTACCAGGTGGCGTTGTATCCAATGCACCCGATAGTGAATCACCTAAAGATGATTTTGCATCATTTTTAATAAATGTTTCCCAATATGCCTTAAGTGCGGCCATGCCTATAGGTCCCATGCCTTTAAGCTTTTCGGCGGCAAGTACCCATGGTTCCTCCGCATATAGCGTGGCTTCCTGAGCTGATTTGACTGCTTCATTAGTTGTTAATGTTGTCTGTGCAGCTACCTGCTTAGCAGACGCTGCCTGGTGCGCGCCCTGAGTTGCAGCCTGACCCACATTCGGGAACTGGTAACCAGCTCCCTGTGGGGTTGATGCGCCGCCTATTTTTGCGGCGAGTATTGGGTTAAGACCTGCTCTTTCCAGGTCCCGCATTTGTCGTTGGTACGACGTGTTAGACATACGCTTTTGAAAGTTCTCCTGAGACTTTGCAGAATTACGCGCTTGTATACCCTGGTATACGCTGCCAGCAGCGCCCAATATACCACCTGCTATATCCCAGCTCATCAGAAGTGGTCAATCATGCCAGGTACACCGTATAGAGGCATCGGTCTTACACAGCGTAGTTTAAAATATGAGTCAAATATGAAGTCTGGCTCTGTGGCTCCCGCAATCAGAATGCGCGACATTGGTGGGTCGTCAGTAATGAATGTATTCGAGAGAGTAGGTAGTGAACTAAATTCCTGCGACAAATGCCAGGAATCAAGTGTTCCGGTGTAATTAGATCGGAACGCGCCAGTGACTATTGATGGTTTATAACGATATTCGGCATAGCGTTCTTGATAACCGAATGTATCGTCGTCATCCGTGCCGCCGGCAGTGCCCTGGGCATAGATTTCTTTATTAAGTACCGCCTGCTCGCCAATTTGAGCGAGCGATGGCCAGTAGAAATCATAGCGTGTTTGACGTGACCAGGCACGGTTAAGACCCTGTTGATAAGTAAGGTCTGCACGAACATTAGCAAAGCCTAAAATGATGCAGTGTTCAGTGAAGGATTTTGTAAATCCGTGATTATTTATTGATGTAGTAGAATATGCGCCAGTTTCACCTGCATTAGCGTTCAGTGTTGAGATAGTTGTTGTTGTTAATACAGGATTGATATTAACCGGTGTGCTGCCACCGCCTAAATATTCCGGACGTTGTAACCTCGCATCTGGTGAGGTAACACCGAAGTGAGCGCGTACAATTTCTGTATAACGTGTACCGCCACGGGCATCGCGTTCCAGTAGCTTTTGAATCTGGAAAGCTTGACGAAGCTGATTTATTGTTGCGGCTGTAGCTGTAGAAAGGTCGGTGTACATAGCATAAGCTGCAGTACCACCGCCACCAGCCGATTGTAAGTAGGACCCAGATGAGTCTAGTCTTACCTGGCCAACAGCATCTGTAGAATATATTGATAAATCCTGAATTGCTGTAGCATCAGTATAAATAGGTGCCGTTGTACCTAACGGCAGATCAACAGAGTCGCCCTTTTGTGGCCAAGGTAGGCACGAAGTAAAATAATCGTGTCGCTTGCCACGTGATAGTAGTGTGTATTGCGATTCCAGATCTGGGCCATTATCCGTTTCGACAGTTAATGAGTCCTGTAAGTTTTGATCTCGGAACCATTCATTCCATATCAGGTTCATTGCGCGAAGTGGTAGGGCAGATATTTCCAATCCTGCTGTTTTTGTAGGAATCCCCAAATAATCATAGACGGACTCTTCATCGAATCCGCCGCCATCAGCGGTTATAGTAGGAATTAAATAGTCCGTAGAGTCTCCGGGGTCTATTTGTTCTCCCATGAATTTTTGAAAATTTGCCCATACGAGCCTAAGCGGCACAGCAAAGAAAAATGTATCCATATAGAGATTATCCATAACCGGATACAGTGGAGTACTCATACGGGCAAATGCTGACATTTTCAAATTAAAAGTATCACCTGGTAGAGCTTCATCGAAGAATATAGGAACGAGCTTGCCAGCGTCGAACGCCGTTTTATGACCGCTTGATCGGTCGAACGTTGATCGAGGTATGGATACAGAAGGAACCTTACTAAATTGATGTTTCATGACTGATTTCATTTCTGTATCTCCTTTCCAGGGAAGAGTTCTTCGACATTATCTTCCTGTTTGAATAATGCGGCGGCGCCCAGGTCGTGCAGGTCGTTTGTTACCTCGCCGGTTGTATTGTCATATGTACCTAGTCTGTAGAGGTGGAAGTCAAGCGGATTTTTTGATATTTGCGAATCGGGGTCACGCGCCATATTTTGAAAAGCGCGTATTGCTTCCGAGTTTGTTAGCATAAAGAACGGTTGATTAAATGCCTGGGTAGCTTTATCGTGAATCGAAAAGACTTTTAATTCCATGATTAATATTCCTGTAGTGAGCGTTTTAAGAAACGTAGTTGGGCCTTCTTTACTTTTTCTTTTACAAGTAACCTTTCTGGTGTGTTGTCTTTGTTTCGCTTTGCTGCCTTTCGCCTTCGCTGCTTTTTTATTATATCTATATCTTGATATTGTTGATCGTAGTATTTTGGAGGTTGCATTTTTACTCCTCGTTCAATGATGTAATCATCGCGGTATGTTTCTTTCCCGTATTTTTCATACCATCCTTGACCGATTCCACCTTGACCACCTTTTTTCCCGCCACGTGACATGGTGTTATATTCGGGTTCAACTTCGAAGTATTCTCCTGTAACCATATCAACCCGATGGTAAGGGCTAAG